CATACAAAGACAAGTGACTGTTGATGTGTGCATCGTGATCTTGTCCAGCAAAAGCTTGTGCTGGCATACCAGCAATTAGACTTGCATTTTCATTAGCAGGATCAACAGGTTGCGGTTGCGGCGGTGGAGGCAACAACTGTTCTATATTTTGCACACCCATAGAAGAATACATTCTTCTGTAAGCCTCGTATATTCCTTGTGGACCGTGAATCTCTGGATTGCTTTGTACTGTTCTCAATAGTTCTTGAGACATCATGACTCTTTGACTCATCGAGAAAGTATTTGGATCTGATACAGGTAATACATCTACTCTATCATCAAAGTCCATCGCCTTGATCATTTGATTGCCATTTGCAGTATTGTAGGGATAAGAAGGCGGTAATGATTCTGAAAATACTTTTGCTAGTATTTCAAACTCTATTCTTTGGCTTGAATGTAGTCTTTTGTGGATTGCACTCATTACACGAGTACCACGCTCCAACAAAGCAACCGTTGTACCTACAGGTGCATTTTGATTAGCATCACCTATTTGCATATCAGCGATAGATGCGAAACGCCTACCACTATCTACCAAGATCCCTAGGAGAGAGAGTAGGGTTTGACTCGGTTCCTTAAAAGGTAGCGGAACAAAAGCGTCTCGCAAACTACCACCGGGAGCGTCCATATCTCTGAACTCTCCAGGTTGTAAAGGTTGATCATCATTACGTATGCGGATTCCTCTAGCTTTAAATCCAGCAGGTAAATTGGAAAGCGTTCCAGCATCTATAAGCTGACGCAGTATAGATGTTGAAGCTTTTGATAATCCACCAATCATGTGAGTCAAACCGAAGCCATAGAATCCTAGACCTGGTAAAAACTTATAGTGAACAAAATAATTAATCCTTTGTTTCAAAGGATCATCTTCTCTGTAGTTTCTTCTAACAGATAAAACCTTATCGTTAGCTATAGTTACGATATATGGAAGTTTGATTCCTGTCTCTTCGCCTTGTGCGTTAAGATCTTCAAATCCCGGTATATCTAATTCTGTGTGTATCTCATAGACTTTACAGGTATCGTCATCATTATAACTGGGACTTATACCTTGTATTTCGTCTATTTCTTCTTGAATATCATCAGTATCTTCTGCCAACATGTTTCCAGAATCTACGTTTACATCGCTGTAAAAACCTATCTGTTGTAGTTTCTTGATGTCGTTTATGGACATATTGATTACGTGAGTAATCCTAGTAGCACTGTGTAAATCAGTGGCAGCGTAAGGCACAATCAAATCTTCACTTGGTATGAACTTAGATACAGCTCTACCCATGTTTTGATCGTAGTAAATCTTTCTAAAAGCAGACCCAGACAAAGGCAGATAGAACAACATTTGATCCGTTTCAGGATCGTATTCTTTCATGACTTGCATCAACTGGTAGTTCATGAACTCTTGCACACGAGAAGCCTGTGCTTCGCTGTCAGGAGTAGTCATGCCCAATACCTGTGTCTTTACTGGTCCTTGAGATGGTAGTAATTCGTTATAGGCTTGCGCTTGGAATTGAGTTACGGATTCTGCTAACAGAGGGTGCATCACGCCTGAAGCACCTTCAAATGGTTGTGCTCTCTCTTCTGTCTTCATGCCTAAGAACTCAAGGCCGTCACGATAAGTGTTTTCCCATTCAGAACGAGAGTCTTTATCTGCGTCAACATTGTCCATCAAATCGTTCTTCAGGACGTTGAGTTCAGAATCATCCATCAAATCTGCTAAGTTGGCAGAAAAGTCTGTATCTAATATGGGAGCTGGCATACTGCCAAAAGCAATCGTACCGTCTTCTAGTTCTTCAAATGAATCAAGTTCAGGATCTTCTTCAGTCACATCGACTTCAATATCCATCGACTTGTCACGATTCCTGACTTGAAGCTCTATTTGTTCTTCAGGATCAATTGCTTTGTCTACTTCTGCCATTATCTCTCACCTTTTAAAAAAGCTTTACCATGACCTTTGATAGCTAAACCGCCTTTTCTTTTCTTAACAGGCTTAATAACTTTTAAGGTTGAACCACCATGAACATCATCAAGAGCTTTTTGTATTTCAGGAACATCAGACTTATACGCCTGTTTTCCTTTACGGTATCTTTCCTTTTCTTCCTTAGTAGGCTTAGATTCCTTAATTTCTTTAACAAGTTTCTTTATTAAAGACTTGGCTATTTTTCTAGGCACGATCTACCTTTTAGAATTCATGTAGGCTTTACCTAGCCCTTTGGTAGCCATTCCGCCTGCTTTGAATTTTTTAGGTCTAGCATTAGCCATACCGCCAGCTTTTTTAGTGGTTGGTTTCTTCTTACGTCTTCTAATGAAATCAATAGCACCTTTATCGCCACCGAACTTTTTGTCTGAACCTAAAAGAACTTTCTTAACGCCTTGTCCTAATCTGTTCAACGGACCTCTAGCTTTACCTTTTCTGTTCATGTATTGCCTGAGTTCGTTAGCATCGTAACCTTTTCTTTTAAGATCGTCTTTGGTTACAGCAGTGTATCGTTTGCCTTTGTAGGTAAACTTAGTTCCTTCACCTTTTTTACGAGCTGCTTTAAAAGCTTCTCCAAAAGTTACTTCAGACGCTTTAGCGGAGGGCTTTCTATTGCTAGTTACAGCTAATGCTGTTAGTCCAGCTGCGGGTGCGGCTGCTGCTGCTTTTACAGCTGTAGGTACTTTACCCGGTACTGGAGCTGTTCCTTTGGCTTTTGTTGCTCTTGCACTTTTTCTTTGAGCTGTTACCCCTGTGGTTTTATTGGTAGATCCTTTAGGTCTTCCACGTTTTGCGGGTGTTGCAGATTTTGTTTTTGCTTTAGGTGTTTTTTGAGCACCTACGGTTCCTTTCTCTGGAGCACCGCTGATTACTTGTTTCTGTGGTGCGTTAGGATTGGGCTTAAATTTCTTAGCTGTTTTCTTAGCTGTTTTCTTTGCTACCTCTTTAATGATCTTTCTGGCCATATTGTTACCTCTCAATAATATATTCGTTCTCTGGGTACTGGCTCATCGTCCTCTTCGTCTGACGCTAATCTAACGAAGTTACCCTGACGAAATCTCAGTATAGCTTGAGTTGTCGAATCTACAAAGTCATCGTGTTCACCGAATGGAAAGGATGCACATTCTTCGATAACTTCTTCTGCGAAGATAGCATCTGGTGCCCAAACCATTCCTGCTTCAAACACTGGTGAAGCAGAGTGAACCCTTGTAACTTTGTCCTTCCCTTTGGTCGGTCTATAGTTCACCACCGGGATTCCCATCATCCGCAACTCGTGCGTCAAAGGTGTACCACTTGCTTGCGATTCTACCAACACAATATCTGGTTGCCAATATATAAATTCATCGTAGGCTGTGGTCTTCAAATCAGGGAAATCCCACCGCCCTCTTTTAGCATCTAGCAATATAATCGACTCAGGTGCACCGTCACTAGGCCTGAACACACCCCACGTAGTAATCGCACTATAGTCAGCTGTCTCCTTAGAACTAAAGGCGGTATCGTATGACTGCAATATATACGAACAAGGCGGTGGATCATCATGCTCCCACAGTTGCCACCAATCCCTTTTGATCAAAGCACCTTCCTCTGAAGTAGGATTCTGCATGTACTGAGCATTCCACTTCGATATAGGAATCGAAGCTTTCACGGATTCTAGCTCCTCAATCTTCCAAAACCCCGGCCACAGCGGAGTATTGTCCTCCAATATGGCAGGAAGCTCCAGGATCTCCCACTGATCTGCGTGGTCTTCACTCATCCGCTTTATCAGCTTCTCAGTCAAATCCAAGGTACTCCACCTCGTCATCACTATCACAATAGTCCCACCAGGCTGTAAACGCTGGCGGGGACCGGAGGTGTACCACTCATAGGCAGATTCAAGGGCAGTGGGCGAGAGGGCATCCTGTTCCGAATGGGGGTCGTCAATAATCAGGAGATCCGCACCTCGCCCTGTGATTGCTCCGCCTACGCCAGCAGCGAAGTATTCACCGCCCTTGTTGGTTTCCCATCGTCCAGCTGACTTACTGTCAGCGGATAGGTTCACCTTATCAAAGATCTGTTTGTATTCGTCTGTGTCCATGAGGTTACGCACCTTACGACCAAACCTAGCCGATAGTTCAGCGGTGTGGGTAGTTTGCATAATCTTCATGTCTGGGTTCAATCCCATGATCCAAGATGGGAAGAACACAGAAGCAAACTCGGACTTGGTATGACGTGGGGGCATGTTAACGATGAGGCGTTTACACTTGCCTTGGGCTACACGCTCTAGCTTCTCAGCGAAAAGCCTGTGGTGCTCGCCTTCGATAAAGCCGTCCCATACGTGCTTCACGTATTCGATGAAATCTTTCTGTGCTTTCTCTTTAACGCTCAGTTGCTTGATTCGATTCTGAATCATCACAATCTCTTTTAGAGCATCGTCTGAAACGTGTTTTAGATCTGTGTTTTGATCTGACATACCAAAATGTTTTTTTTTGTGTGAAATATAGTATCGCAATAGGGGTCCCAAGAGAAGAGGGGGGGGTGAAATGGTTTTTGGGGTAATTGTAGATGTTGATAGTTATATATATATGTATATTTTTTTTGCTACCCCCTTATATGGGGGGGTGGGTGGTCAAAATTTAAGCAGTGCAAAAATCGAACACCGATTCAATAGAGACCCAAAAAAAAGGGAGGCCTTCGCCTCCCCTTTCTCGCCTTACTCCTATTAGGCAATTTGCTCTGTACCCTCCTCGAACTCATGTTCAGCAGTCCAATCTAAGACTAGATTATGTTGATCACAATAAGAGTTTAACTTCTCTGCGATTCCTCTAGGTGAATCCCAAGCAGTTAAGAAAGAAACAAAAAGAATATGTTCTTCATCTTGAATCACTTCAAACTCGTAAGCATTCCATTTAGTCCCCCAATGAAGGTTTGCGAAGTCATACCAATTATCGCAACCATATTCCATCATCAATCTTTTGCGAGCAAGTCTATGCTTTGGCTTATATACTCCACCATCTAAAACATAATCTTTATGTTCCTTTTTCTCGCCTGTTTCAAAATCATGTCCAAGCGTTGCCCCTTTCTTGATTTCTTCAGGCATAGGAATAATTCCATTGAAGTCAAACATATCCTCTTTAATTCTGAGGTCGTTCTTCAATTCCTCTAGTGCTTGAATCTCTTCTTGCACGTTGGTATTAGTTTCAATGATTACGAAGTTAGTTGTATGATTTGGCATGATTATCTCCAATCCTTAATAGTTAATATAGATGATGATTTGATTTCATAAGGTGCCTTATGAGTCAGCTTGAATTTTGCTTTCTCTTTCTCACCTTCTAAAATCCCTTCAATGTTTTTCCTGTTTTTCGCAATATGAACACTTTCTAAATTTTCATTTGCGAACGTCTGGAAATTTTTTCTAATCCCAAAAGCCAAAGGTTTCAAGATCAGATTCTCCAAGAACATATCTTTAATAGACTTTCTTAAGTCATTAACTATGCTCTGCCTTTCCTTAAGCTCTCTCACTTCAACAGTAAGCTCAAGCTCTTGGATGCGTTCTTGATTCATCTTTAAATAATCAAGTTTCTTTTTTAATGTTTCCATTAGGTTTCTCCATTTTGTCATTTGCTTAATTGCTAATGAACTACGTTCATTATATAGATTTATTGCACAAATTCAACACAATATTGCATAAATTATGTATAATGATATTTCCATTAATAAACTATAAGGAGTAAATGAAATGGGAAATAGAGCTGTAATAACAATTAAAGAGAAAGACACTCCCAAAGAGGATTGGAATTCTCTTTATCTTCATTGGAATGGTGGGCGTGATAGCGTTGAGCCATTTCTTCACGTGGCTAAACTGTATGGGATTAGATGCAATGATGATTCTTCATACGCAATAGCTAGACTTTCGCAGTTGATAGGCAATACTTTAGGAGGCACGCTTTCATTAGGCGTTGGTGCTTACAAGTGCTTGGATACCAATAACTTCGATAATGGAACTTATATTATTGAAGATTGGGAGATAGTCGAAAGGGAACATCTACCATATAAAAATTTTGAAGAACAATCACAGTATGACTTTGATGAGTTCGTAAAAGAAATCAGAAGTATGAATGATGAAGTCTTTGGATACAAAGAAGAAGAGGAGAAGGCATCATGACTACCTTAACCTTTAACAGTAATAAAGAATTGAAGTCTCTCGCAAGGGAGACTTTAAGTTCTAATGAATTCCATCAACCATACACAAAAGAAACCACTACAGAAAAAGGTATTTTCTTGGTTAAGGATGAAGGCATATACATTATGGATGCTTACGCAGATAAACATCCTGACTCTTATAACAGGCGTGTTATCTATGCTAGTGGATACAATCCAAAGCACGATAAACATGGTGACTTGTGGGATAGAACATACGCAGTTAGTCGTGATGACTTTGGGGAGTTTGTCCCAATGGATGACGATGCCCTAATCAGAATCATAAGAGGGGGCAAGATTACCATCAAGCTAACGCCAACAATGTTGGAGGTGAGAGCATGAATGTATTAAAACTCACTGATAAAGAAATAGATTTAATATTTCTATGTATGGAAAGATATGACGATAATTATTATGACAAGAGGAATGAGATTCTTGACTTAGGAGAGAAGATCGATAAACAGTTGGAGGAACAATCATGATTAAAGGGCTATATGGATTTATTTCAGCTTGTGCGTTGATTATGACTATAGCCCTTATCCCAGAATATGCTGGGATAGTTCCTGGGGCTATGATCTTTCTTTGTGGTGGCTTGTTCGCTCACCTAATAAATAAAATACTAGAGGAGGAGTAGAGAGCTGGGGGCTTTGCCCCCAGGATCCTTTGGCCTCCAGATCCTGGACCAGGATAGATCCCGGTATAGATCCCGGTTTACTTATAAGTTCGCAAATGTTAGAGTTCGCAAATCTATTTCATTAGATTGGGTTTCTCCAAACCTTAGTAAGAAGGCCCGGCTTAAACACCGGGTCTTTTTTTTTGGACGCACCGGGTCGCAAGTTCCGGACCAGGTCGCAAGTACCGGGCATAAAAAAACCCGGACTAAGCCGGGCTTTTTATCTGGCTACCTTTAGCAGTCAGCAAAAATTACGTCAAAGCCGTAATAACATTCTAGATACCAATCATGTGGGTTGCTCATCATGTCGTATGATTCTGGATGAGAGCCTAAAGAATATCCTACGCCCCATTCCCATGGACCGGCCTCGAAACATACCCAGATTTGCCCCTCGCTGATCTCTTCATAGTTTTCATGGTCGCTAGTCATAAAGACTTCTGTATCTGGATCAAAGCCCATCCTTTCAGCTTGCTTTCTCAAAGCTTGATAAAGCTGATCGGCTGCATCTTTTTTGGGAACAGATTTATTTTTTAGATCGGGCAGTAAAGCTGGATCTAATTCTTGATGATAATCAAATTTATTTTTTGCGTTTTGCATGTGTTTCTCCAATTTATTAAACAGAATAATTATAACAGATAAGTGTTGTTTTGTGTGTAAAAGTTGCTATAATGTGTATACGATTATTAGGGGATGATCTCTTATAAAATCTAGAAGCCGGGACTATATAGCCGGTGAAGTAAGTGAGAGAGGAATTAGGGATAGGCAGGAACCATACCCGAACTAATAATCATAGGAGCTACCGGGACCCGCAAGCTTGAGCCGGGTAGCTCCGAAGTTAAGCCCGGCCTTATCCGGGCTTTTCTTTATCCGGATCCTGGGTCCAAATCACATCAAGGTACGCACAAGTTCGCAAAAATATATTCCAGATCGCACAAGCTCGCAAGTTCTGATCTATAGAACGCAAAAGCCCGCAAAAATATACCCAGCTGGACGCACCAGGACGCACGAGATCGCAAAAATTGTGGGGTGGTGGCTCTGTGTGTAGGGGAATG